TATTACTACTACTAACACCCCTAGGGGTGTTTTTTTTGACTAAAACCTCTATTTGATATACGTTATTTTTAATCTGCATAAATAACTTTATGCAACACAAATACGTTCCACAACCTAAAAAACTAGGCCCAAACAACAGTCAAGGACGTTATGTGACTCCTAACAATTGGATCACCGGTCCTGACCCACTGAGGCGTGAAAAATACTACGCCTACCTCAAACATCGAGCACAAGCAAAGTTCCGTAACGAACACTATGAACTCACTTGGGACGATTGGGAAACACTGTGGCCCGACGAACTGTTTTTACGCAGAGGCAGACGCAACAAAGATCTCTGCATAGCAAGACTAGACAGACTAGACAGTTGGAACACACACAACTGCACAGTCTGTACAATGCTAGAACAAAAAGCACGGAGGAAAGAAGAACGTGGATGATGATGACTTTATGCCCGAATATGACCCCTATGACACACTGCAAGAACACAATCTACTGATCAACAGATTGATAAAAGCACACAACAAACAAGAAAAACTGCTCGCACAACTTGCACAAAACAATGCACAGATGAGTGACTTCCTAGTGCATACCAACAAGCGACTAGATAAACTAGAACACCTAGTACTCAAACTCAACAGTTAATTTTACGGAAATACAATTAAAAAATGCAACTGAGCACGCCACAAAAAACAATAGCCCAAGACACTGCAAGATTCAAGGTGGTGTGTGCCGGCAGACGTTTTGGCAAGACTTACCTTGCGATACGTGAAATCTGTTATAGAGCCAAAGAACCCAACAGAGAAGTATTTTTTATCTGCACAAGTTATAGGGCAGCCAAGATGATAGTTTGGAAGCCCCTCAAAAGAAGACTACAGGATCTACGATGGGCAAGGAAAATCAACGAATCGGAACTTTCAATCACACTAAAGAATGGCTCAACTATAAGCCTAAAAGGTGCAGAAGATCCAGACAAACTACGTGGGGTAAGCCTAGACTATGCTGTTATAGACGAAGCGGCTGACACCAAACTAGAAAGCCTTTGGGGGGAGATAATCAGACCTGCCCTTGCTGATCGCCAAGGTGGAGCACTGTTCATAGGCACGCCAAAAGGCAAAGCCAATATGTTCTATGACCTATTCACATTCGCAACTGACAACACCAACACGGATTGGAGTGCCTACCAATACACAACGCTAGACGGCGGCTTCGTCACAGCAGACGAAATAGAAGCAGCCAAGCGTGATATGAGCGAACGTCAATTCCGCCAAGAGTTCCTAGCCACATTTGAAACATATGAAAACAGATGTGCCTGGTCGTTCGAACGAGAACACAATGTAATAGAAGACACGGTAGCAATTGACACAAGCGTTCTGCACATAGGAATGGACTTCAACGTAAATCCTGCAACTGCTACAATCGCAACACGATCAGGCGACACACTCACAGTATTTGATGAACTCAACATCTACTCATCAAACACAGATGAAATAGCAGATGAAATACTCAACCGATATCCCAAGAGCAAAATCTTTGTTTATCCTGACCCTAGTGGCTCAGCAAGGAAAACTTCAAGTGGTGGGATGACTGATCACATCATACTACAGAACAGGGGATTCATAGTAAAAGCCCCACGCAAACACGATCCTGTGAGAGATAGAATAAATGCACTGAATGCTCGTTTGTGTTCAGCAGACGGCGTTAGACACCTGTTTATCACTAAATCGTGTAAATACACTATAGAAAGTCTAGACAAGCACACGTTCAAACCGGGTACGAGTATTCCGGACAAGGACACTGGATATGATCATATGTTCGATGCTATTTCATACTGCACGGCATTTCTATTTCCTGTGCGTAAAAACCGACCGGACACCGAACAACCTCAGAGATGGGGCGTGGCAATCACATAAGGACCTACAATGCAAGCAACAGAACTTATCCAAAATGAAATAGCCAAAGTGCTATCAACCAATGACCTTTACAACAGTTATAGACCAAGGTGGCGTTACCTACTAGAAAGTTATTTGGGCGGCGACGAGTACCGCAGAGCAGGACACCTAACTAGATACGCTACAGAATCAAATGCTGAGTATCAAGCAAGGCTCCTAGCAACACCACTGCAAAATCATTGTGCGAGTGTCACGAGCGTATATACGTCCTTTTTGTTTAGAGAACAGCCACACAGAGATCTAGGCTCGATTGAAAACAACAGCCAAATCACAGACTTCTTGCGTGATTGCGATTATGAAGGCAGAACACTAGATCACTTTATGAAAGACCTATCAACTTGGGTGAGTGTGTTCGGCCACGCTTGGATGATAGTGTCAAAACCCAACGTGGGAGCAGTAACAGCCGCTGATGAGCAAATGATAGGAAATCGTCCTTACCTGTCAATGCTGACACCACTTGTTGTAACTGATTGGCAGTGGCGTAGAGGACCCACAGGCAAGTATGAACTAGACTATCTAAAATACATCGAAGAAGTAAATGGTGACATCCACACCGTAAAAGAATGGACACCGGAAATGGTCAAGACTTCAATAGTAGATGAAAGCCGCAACGAGTACGTTGAATCACCCACAGTAGAAGAAAATGAACTAGGCATTATTCCTGCGGTGCTTGCCTACAACAAACGTTCAAGCGTAAGAGGAATTGGCGTTAGTGATTTGAAGGACATCGCAGACCAACAGCGTTTCATCTACAATGCACTAAGTGAAGTGGATCAAAGCATAAGATTGAACACACATCCAAGCCTAGTAAAAACTGAAAACACACAAGCAGGCATTGGAGCAGGAAGCGTCATCCACGTAGATGAATCAATGGATCCTGCACTCAAGCCCTACTTGTTAGAATTCTCAGGCTCAAGCATAGACTCAATATACGAATCAATCCGTGACGCAGTTTCAAGCATAGACAAGATGGCCAATACCGGTGCTGTTAGAGCAACTGAAAGTCGCACTATGAGCGGCATCGCAATGGAAACAGAATTCCAAATGTTGAATGCACGTCTCTCAGAAAAAGCCAACAGCCTAGAACTTGCAGAAGAACAGATGTGGCAGATATGGGCACTGTATATGAACGTGGATTGGAATGGCACAATTGACTATCCAACTTCATTCAACATACGTGACGCAAAACACGATTTGGAATTCTACCTACTTGCACAAACAGCCAACGTACCAAGTGAAACACATCGCAAACAACTGCACAAACAGATCGCAGAAGTAAGTGTTGAAAACCCTGAGGTAATCAATGACATCCGCAAAGAAATCGAAACGAGTAGCACAGGCACATTTGAAATGAACTTGCAAACGGATCAAGAACTAGAATTCGAACCGCACATTATGGTAAGCCCTGATGGTGAAATGGTAATAGCAAGAACTGAAGCAGAACACCTTGAATTGGCTGAACAAGGATACACACACGTCTAATGGCTACACAGGCTCAAATCAACGCACACGACCGCAACCTAAGGCGTATCGCAGATGATTTCGCCCAAGGGCTAGAGCCACTGTTCGAACAGTTCTATGACCGATTGGCTACTGCACCCAATCCGGACAGACTGTGGGTACAGCAGAACTTTCAACCTATTAGACAGTATGCACAAAACTCAACAGGTGTGCTCAGTGACGTACTAGACAGCAACCTTGCAATGAACAGTGACATCACAGGCACAGTGCTACAACCACAAACACAAAGCACACTGCCCCAACTAGAACAAGAAGTCATAGCAAGTGTAGAAGCCCAAATAGACCAAGAACAAAACAACATACTCAACAGTCTTGGTATGGCTGCACTTGTGGGTGGGCTAACAGCAACCGCACTAGGAGAATTAAGAAACACAATTTCTAGTGCCGTACGCCGAATCAAAATAAGATACGGTATGAGCACAAGAAACTTTGATGGTGCTGTCACACTACTGCAAGGGCAAAATCAACCCAACGTGGTGTATAGATACACAGGTGGCATTGTCAAAGAGTCAAGAGATTTCTGCACTCGTATGGATGGTAGAACACTTACAGAAGCAGAGATACGCAACATTTGGAGCACACAGAGTTGGCAAGGCAAGCAACCCGGTGATCCTTTTGTTGTAAGGGGCGGCTACAACTGCCGTCATATATTTGTTGCAGAGGAGAGAACAAATGCCTAAGAAAAAGAAAGGTAGCCGTGGCGGACGCCGTGGAGGAAAATAAGTATGATTGGATGGCATACTTCGAAAGCATCAAGGAAGTATGTCCGTGGAGTTGGAGTGCAGTATTATCTGGGGCAATAGATATACAGCACTGGCATAGCCAAGTAGAGAATCTTGATACTAACAAGGCACGGTTATACATTGCACCCAACCACAACCCTAGACAACTCAAAAAGATTTGTTCAAGGCTTAATCGTGAGAGGGCACACGAAGAGTGGTTATGGAGTCATCCTAAATACGGACACGGTAGCACTCCAACTCCGGTTTTCATACAACAAGATAGGCACAGTTTAGAAAAGGCTCGCAAAAACCTTAAAAATAACGGTTTTAGTAAATAAGGCATAAATAAAAGCACAACATTGTTTTGATATCAAAACAATCTCACTCATTATAGGAGGTTACGTGACAATGGACGGTGAATCATTGGAAAACCAAACACAGGCAACTGATGCCACAGCATCTACTGAAAATCAGGGAACGGCGACTAAAACTTACACCCAAGAAGAGTTTGATCAACATATGGCAGGTATGCGTAAAGCAATCGAGCAAAAGTTTGAAAAGCGATTCAATGAATTGGGTGACTTGGATGAACTCAAACAATTAAAAGCCAACGCAGAAAAGCAGAAACAAGAAGAAGCAATGAAGCGTGGTGAGTTTGAAAAAGTCCTACAAGATTTAGCAGCCAAAAAGGATGCAGAAATCCAACAGAGAGACAGCATCATCAAGGAGTACAAGGTCAATAGCCCACTATTGGACGCTGCCGCAAGATACAAAGCAGTAGCCCCAGAGCAGGTCAAAAGCCTATTACAATCAAACGTAAGACTTGGTGAAGCAGGAGATGTTGAAGTAGTTGGCACAGACGGAACAGTCCGTTACAACGACAGCGGAAGCCCTTATTCAGTAGATGATCTGGTCAAGGAGTTCCTAACAACAAATCCGCACTTTGTGTCAAGTGGTCCTAGCACTACTAACACACGTTCAAATGATGGTGCCACAATTGGCACAGGTGAATTTGATTTCTCTAAATTGGATATGAAGAATCCTGCAGATAGACAAAAATACAAGCAGGCTCGTGAAGCAGGCTTAATTTAACGCCAGACTAAAAGGAGAACGTTGTTATGGCTAACAATACCACAATCAACAGCGAACTATTTACAAAACTATTAGGTGATGCACAATTCGCAGCCTATGAAAATAGTATCGCACGTCAAATCGTAACACCTTTTGACTATCCTGCAAACGCAGGTAAAATACTACAGATCCCAGTGTATTCAGCAGTTACCGCAGGTGACTTGACTGAAGGGACTGCACCAAGTGCCGCTGACACAAACACAACTTCAGTGGATCTAACACTAGGTGAAATCGGAACATATTTCCAAATCACTGATATGCTACGTGACTCAGCAGAGCGTGACGTAATCGCAGACCTAGGTGCTCAAGCAGGTCGTGCTATCGCAGAGAAAATGGACAGCGGCGTATTTGACCTGTTCAACTCATTCACAAACTCAGTAGGCACAGAAGACGGTGCTATCACTGTTGATAACATCTTTGAAGCAGTATCAACACTACGTGAAAACAAAGTGGTTGGTCCTTTGGCCGCCGTTGTTTCACCTCGTCAGGCTCTACAGTTGAAGAAAGAACTTGCAGGAACTAGTGGTGCAAACCTAACAGCAAGTGAATTAGGTAACTCAGTACTACGTGGTTACTACATCGGTTCATTAGCAGGTTGTGCAATCTACGAATCAAGCCTAATCAAGCGTGACTTAGACACTGACACAGACTTAGAGTTGAACGCAGTAGGTGCAGTATTTGCTCCAAGTGCTATGGCTCACGCAATGCGTGGTGGCATCGCAATGGAAACTCAGCGTCAAGCGGCTGCTCGTGCAACTGACGTGATGATGAGTGCTGTTGTCGGTCAAGCAATTATGCAAGACGGCCACGGTGTTAAAATCGTAGGCAGCGACAGCGACTAATAGGAGAGTAAGCAATGGCCTTCATACGTGAAAATGATACAGTAGTAAGTTTCGCAGAGTACAGTGATGTAACTGCGAAAGACCAAAGACTGTTCGATAGCAATGAAGGCTTGACTGACGATGTGGTTGAAGAAGCCCTAGAAAGAGCGACACAGCGTATATTGGATCAATTACGCAGTTCGCAATGGTGGCGTGAATATTATTTGAAACGCACAAACGACACTTTTAGAACGGTAGCAGATATCCCAGCATTGGATCCGGATAAGATCATAATGCGTACTTCAGACTTCACAGAATTGTGTGTCTATTGGGCTCTTGCTGATTATATTCTTCCTAGTGTTGCCAATTTTGGTGATGAACAGGACGATGACAGAAACAAGATGGGATATTACCAATCTCGCCGTACTGAACTTTTCGGGGAACTTCTAACAGCAGGCGACTGGTATGATTTTGATGACGATGCAGTAGTGCAAAGTGATGAAAAATCACCGGGAGCATTTAATCTGAGAAGGATAAGATAATGAGAGAACAGGTTCTTGCACAAGTTCGCAGTTTGGCACCCACAGGATATAAGATATCCAAGGAATTGCCCTACGACGAAAGTGGGACTGCTCTTTATTTGAAAAATCCAAAGACTATCTATGTTGATGCTACAAACATTGACAATGATACGTTTCTTTCTACACTAGATGGAAGCAACTTTAGCAATCAGATTACATCAGTTAGACTTTACTTTACTATTGACGCAAAAAACATTCCGGCTGACTATGACACTTTAGTCACCAACCTGAGAGCAATCAAAGAATCTTTGAACATCTCAGGGGCAATCAACAGAGAATCGTTTGTCTCTACAGATTACCAAGGTGATGTGTTGATTAGCGAGTTGGAATATAGATTGACCAGACTTAACTAAGGAGAATAGACTATGGCATATATCTATCCAGCCCCAGGTTCAGCAGGTGACGTTGCTATTACGATTACAACTAACAGCGGTACAGACTCAACAGGTCTAGTATTAGCCGCAGTACAAGACGTAACTATTAACAACGCCAACGATGTTTTTACTTGGCAGCAATTGGACCAGGGTTCGAAACTACAAATCGCAACCACTGCAACAAACTCAATTTCAATGAACATTGTTCTTGATCAAAACACTTTCTTCGGTGCAACAACCGTAGGCGAAGATGCTCAAACAGCAGGTATCTTTGGACTGTCAAAAGACAAGACTAAAATTGACTTTGAAATTTACCTAGGTGATAAATCAGATGCACAAACAGGATCAAGTGGTAAAACACTTTCAGGTTCTGGTTATGTAACTGGTCTAGCACCAACTGTTTCAGCACAGAGCCCTGTGTGGGTATCACCAATCACTATTACAGTGGATGGGGACTATACTGTTGCCTAAAACAGTAAATACCTTACGCAGAGCGTGGGGGTGACCAAGGAATTGGGGGGTTTTTGCCCCCCTTTTTCTTTTGTGACTAAATACTATTGATAGACAGACAAGGAAAGATAGATGGATATACTAGATCAAAAAACAGACAAAGAACTTCTACAGAGCGTTCTAGCAGAATGTGCAAAAGCCAAGAATGAAGTAGTAGAAGCAGAAGACGACATTAAGAAAATCAAAAGCAGATTAAGTTTTCTTATTGTACTTGCAAACAAATTGATAGATAGACAGGAGTAAGAGATATGCAGTTAAAAGAATTAGCAGCCAAACCCAAACTTAACAAAGTAACACTAGACACTGACAACATCGTTAGCCTATATGGAGAACCACTAGAGTTCTATATGTGGGATAGACAGGATGTTCCAACCTTCCTAAAAATAGTCCAAATGAAAGAAGACAAATTAGCAATCTTTAATTTGCTAAAAGATGTCGTGTTGGATGATCAAGGTAATCCTGTTCTTGAAGATGGTGAAATGTTACCAATGGAAGTTATGGTTGCAGTTATAGAAGGAGTTGTGAAGAACTTGGGAAATTCGCAGCCCCAGACTATAGCATCTTAAGTAGTGAATTGGTTGCTTGGCTAACAATCGACTTCACTGCAAGAAGATATGGTTGTCTGCCAAGCCAACTGCTCAAGTCTGGGGATACCGTTGATCTAAGAGCCGCTGAGATAGCAGTTAATTATGAGAGATGGGTAAAAGAAAATCCGGGTATTAAAAACGATCACGGCTTCACACAAGAACAGTTATTGGAGAAAATGCAAAATGCGAAGAATAAGCAGGGCAGGACTGAACAGCAGACTGAGAAGGATTGAACGTTTCGCACGTGACCTTCCGAGTAATGCTCACAGTGAATTCGTAGATGTGACGCCTTATAGAACAGGCAACGCAAAACGTAGAACTATTCTTCGCAACAATGAAATCCAAGCAAATTACAACTATGCTCAAAGACTTGAAAAAGACCACACAAGCCGCCAAGCACCTAATGGAATGAGTGAGCCTACAATAGCGTGGATAAGAGCACAACTGAGAGGGCTTAACTAATGGCAACAATACGTGACCGTTATATATTAGAAGTAGATACAGTAGGCGGTGTTCGCTCAATGGGCAATGCTGCCGCAGCCTCAGGAAGGCTAAGTGGAGCACTAGGTGGCATAAGGGGTGTAGCAGGCATAGCCGCAGGTGCTCTTGCTGCCGTTGGTGCAGGTGCATTTATTAGGAATGTTGCTGAAGCAACTGCTGAAATGCAGGACCTTACTACTACACTTGAAACTGTTACAGGTTCAGCAGAAGGTGCCCAAAACGCACTAGACTTTATCAATGACTTTGCTACTACTACACCTTTTGATATACAAAACCTAACTGAAGCATTTATTAGACTTGAAAACGCAGGTATAGCACCCACACGTGACCTAATGACAACACTAGGTGACGCTGCCGCTGTTTCAACTGACAAAGTGGGTGCTCTAGAAGCGGTTACTCAGTTATTTGCAAGATCAGTCCAAGGTGGCTTAGGCTTAGAAGACTTGGATAGACTTGCAGATAGAGGTATCAACGTATATGGTATCATTAGAGAAGAACTAGGTCTTACACGCCAAGAAATTAGTGAATTTGGTAAAACGGCAGAAGGTGCTGCCGAAATACAGCAAGCACTCCTAGCAGGATTCGAAAGAGAGTATGGCGGTGGTATGGCTAGAGCCGCTGACAACCTCAGCACTTCATTGTCCAATATGGGCATTGCAGCCAACAACGCCTTGATCGCAGTTGGTGAAGGTGGCCTAGCAGAAGGACTACAGTACGCAAGTGAATTCATCAGTTCATTCTTAGTAGAGAACGAAGAACTTGCTACTATGTTGGGCGAAGTACTTGGTGATGCGATACGTGGCATAGTTGATCTCATAGACGGATTAATAACAGCATTTGAAGAGGGCGGTCCGCAAGTAGATTTCCTAAAGACATCATTCAATGCTCTTGGTGATGTGTTTATTGCAGTATTTGAAGCAATAGGTCCTATAAAAG